TTAAATCACAGGTAAGTAAGTCTTTGCCATCAGCTCTATCGATACAATGTACCTGATGAGCCGTCAATTTTTTGACAAGGTGGCTACCTAAAAACCCCTTACTTCCTGTTAATAATATTTTCAAAATGCTACCTTATATCCTGCCTTGATGGCACTTTCATATCTATCATCTGCGTCCGGTAGACTACAAATGACATCTTCTTTGTGTTTATCGTATTCATAATAATAACCTATGTGTGCAACTTTCTTACGTCTGTTTACACTAAAGGAAATACTATCGCCACCTTTCTTTAGTATGTTACTCTTTGCTTTGTACTTCATTTTTTAACTCCAAAGTGTTTGAAGGTTGATTGAATACATTTTGCTTGGTAGTAACAGTCAGCAAGTGCATTGTGCATTTCTTCTTGTATTGCTTTACGTGGATCACTTGGCATCATACTAAACACAGTTCTACTGTCTCTAATCTGCCAGAAGTTCCACGGACAAGGTTTGCCAACATTCTTATACAAGTTTTGTAGTATAGCATAATCAAACAATGGTCCTTGGCACCATAATTGATCAACACCTACACAGAACTTATTTAGAGCTTTTGTAAGTTGATCCATATCAACTCTGTCTTTATGTTCTCCAAATGCTTCGTCCTGAATGTTTTGTGGTTGTTTAGTCCACCATTCCATTGTGTTATCGTCTATTGTTCTACCTAGTTCTTCAGACTGTTCTTCAATGTCACAACGTAAATATAAACCACTATGAGGCTCAACGTTGGTGTATGGGTCAAACTTAATAGCACCTACGGTGATGATAACACTATCTGGCTCAACGCCTAGTGTCTCTAAGTCTATCATTCCATGTACAGCCATATTATACCAACTTCATTAAGATGATTACTTGTATTACTAAAACTGCAATCGGCACAATGGTTCTTACTAGTTCCATTATATGATTGTACTCGTCCAGCTTTCTTTCAAGTCTATTTCTTTTAGCTTTCATCTGCACCTCCAAAGTCAAATAGGTTATTAAATGTATTTTTTTGTAGTGTACTTGCAACATCATAATTAAGCACACCAATTAAATTATCTAGCTTGTTGTCAATAATAGTTGACTCCATAGCATCTCCATCAAATGGAAGTTCTTTGAACCATTCAGGAATACGTAGTTCATCTGTAGGATAAGCAACACTTGTATAGCCTAGTGGATTTTGTTTTAGTTTACATACAATAACTTTCATTCCATCTACAATCTCTTGCGAATACTTGTCGTTGTTCATACGTTTAAGTGTATTCCAATTGATACTTGCTCTTACGTGTCCAGGCATATTTGCTTTACCTTCACGTTGTTCCTTACGTTGATAATCACCAATCCTGTTTGCACGTTTAGGTGAACCTTTTTCATAACCAGGACGTAGTTTAAATTCTGTTCTAAATTCACTAATACGATCTAGTATCTCTTTTTCAGGAGTTTCTTGTAACACCATCATTAGTAGTTCACTTAGAAAGTCTTGCATAAACACAGGAGTATCAGAACGTTTAAGATCTAAGCCCATAGCTTTAACCTTACCATCTTTACCTTCCACGTCCATACGTTGTCCTTCGTTGTCATATATCAAAGCCGCATAACGTTTCTTTGTAATATACAATCCGCTTTCTGCAACAATCTCTCTACCTGCCGCAATAACATCTGATCTGCTCTTAGGACAATGAAAAGCATCCATCATAAATTTAGGAAATGTTTTGTTTGCTTCTTCACATACTTGATCATAAAGTTTAATAACACTATCTTTTGTCCAAGGAATCTGTCCTGCTTCAATCTCTTTCTTTAGTATTGGAAATGCACTAAAGTACACAGAGTCAGTATCACCATATATAATACTATCTCCTACGTGATCATATGTGCCTGTAATAACTTTATTAACTTCTGCACTCATGTGTTTTGCGATAGCACGACCAGTAAGTGTAGTACTTTGGCCAATGCGTTTATCAAAAAACCTGCAACCAGGGTTAAGAATAGCACCGTATAAACTGTTAAGATTAATTTTTTTAACAAGCTGACGTTTATCCCAAAACGCAATCTCTGTTTTATTACCTGCGTCAATGGCTTTTCCTTTCATAGCTTGAAGCTCTTTACGTTCGCTATACCAACGTTTTAACAAGCCTGGAATAACACCATCGTGTTCGTTAGTTAGTATAGTACCGTTAGCAGTTAGCATCCATGGTTGGTTGCTGTCAAATATTAGTTTGTTAACTTCCGCGGCACTTAACATCTCGCTATCGCCGTTCTCAAAGTCTACTGTTATGTTGAAGTCTTTTCTTTTCTCCATAACTGCTTCATACTCTAGTGTACCGAACTTACCTTCCCATGCACCTGCAAACGACTTCTTCTGTAATGTCATTTGATCTTGCACGAATGCTTCTGTATGTTCAGGACGTAGTTGTCCTACAATAGTTGCAGGATCCATATTCAATGCACGAATAACACTAGGATATAGACTGTTCAAGTCCATTGAACCTATCCATTTGTGTAAACCTTTTTTAGGAAATGCAACATAGGCACCTGCCGCCGCAGTATTTTCTTCGTCACGTTTAGGCCTGTTAGGAACCTGTAGTCCTCTGTGATGTGCTTCATTAATAATTGCTTGTTCTGTAACTGCTACTGCACCCATTGTGGTCTGTAGCAAAACAGTATTTGCATGAGCTAGTTCATTACTAAGATCAATAAACCTTAGTTTTTTGTCCAGCTTGTCCAGTAGTGCAACGTCTTGTCTGTTGTACTCAATGAATGTCTTGAAGTCATTGTTATAAAGTTGATCGAGTGTACCTTCGTAAACAGTTTTGTTTTCACCGATCTCAAGTTCGCCAATAGCGTCAAGTCTATATGTGTGTCGTTCTTCATATGTGTATTTACGATATAATTCTAAACTATCTAAATGCACTCTACCTATTAGGTCATAGGTTTCAGCCTTCTTACCATACTTCTCATACTCACGTTTCTTAGGAAGTTGTTTCCATAAACAAAAACGTCTTGTGTCATCTTTGCTCAATACACGTTTCACTCTGTTTACAGTATAAGGAATATCATAACCTTCACTGTTCCAACCAGTTAGTATGTCTGCGTCTTGTATGATATCAAGAAATGCTTCAAGCATATCACCTTCTTTTTCATACAAGTATGTATTAGGGAATTCTTTGCATTGTTCTTTTGCTTCTTCCATTGTAAGTGTCTTAGGAGGAAGTGCAAATGTTACAAGACTATCTAGCCATTGTAAGTGTACTGTGATTGCAGTTATTGGCATAAACGGATCGCTTGGATCAGCAAATCCTCTTTCTGGATCAAAGTCAGTCTCAATATCAAAAAAGCAAACGTTTAGTTTAGGAGCATCTACATTTAAGTATTGCTCACTCAAGCATTGGAATATTGGATTGACATCACTCTCAAATAATTCTTTGTTTTGATTTATAGCAAGTTCTTTTCTAAACTGCTTTGTATTTCTAGCTACTATTCTATTTAGGGGATCACCGTAAATACTTTTATACTTTCCTCTTTGATCTTTATAATAGAAAGTGTACTTTACAGGATATTCTGTGAAATGTCGTTTACCTTCTTTACGTTCTACTACTCTTATAACGTCTTGGTCACGATCGAATTGTGCATCTACGTAGCTCATTTATTCTCCTTTGTATGTCATTTAAGGCTGACAAATACCAAACTGTCGCTTGTGGCCGACTATACCTTCTAGTTGATCCAATCACTGATTAGACCGATTATATATATTATTGTAAGTCCTGCATTTAAAACAATCAAGGACTTTTCTTTCCATAGTATGCCTATTGCTACCCAACCTAAATTTGAAAATGTAAACGCATAACTATACCAAGGGTACATATTAAACGCGGCCAATGTTGCGGCCCCTATTAAGGTTGCAGTAAAAAACCATGCCAACGGCTGATATGGTTTAGCCTGTATATCTTTTGTTTCTAAAGTATTCTTTGTCATTTATTGCCTTGTCGTCTATCCATTTATCGTAATGTGGTTTGCCTGTTTTAATGCTGGTAGCTTTAACACCCCAACTGAATAATTGTTGTTTTGTAAAGTCTGTCCAATCTTTGCCTGATCTAGCACCTCTGGCTGTCCAATAATGTATCTCGTTACCTTCGTCATACAATTTATTAAAGTGATCAATACGTTCTTGAATTGGTCGACTTTCCTCATAATTACTACCTTCAGTATAACATAAAGTTCCGTCGATGTCAACCATAAAGATCATATAAACATTCTCCAAAGTGCTATGGTATTCATAGTAGTAAACCATGCGGTTAAGATCATAACCCATGCTGAACTTCTATAGTATGCTCCAAAGAATCCTGCTATACTTCCTATCCAATAAAATGGAATGAATATATCTGGTCTTGGTGCAAGAACCGTATAGGTAAGAATACCGCTACCTATAATAACTGTAATAGCACTTACCATTTCTAGATAAAATGCTGTTGGGTGAGTATCGTAACTCTGTTTAAAAAAGCCCCTAATACCCACTACTTGTCTTTGCCTACTGTAACTACCAAAGTTTCTAGATCGTCAAATGCATCTGCAACTTGTGACCAATCACCTTTGTGTGCTACTTTGATTGCTTTGTTAATTAATGAAGGCTTGATGTCAAGTTCTTCTGCTACTGCTTTTACAGTATCTTTAAGTCCTGCATTAAGATCTTCAACTTCTTGCATTACTTGAGCACCTTCATTTACAAGACGTTCTAGCTTTTGCTTTTCGTCCTGTCCATATACTCTATCACTCATTATATTCTCCTAATTTAATTGTATATTATACACTAATTGCCTGTGGTCTGTCAACTGAAATATTGCCGGCAATGACAATTCTTTCTTTATCTTTTTCTTGTGGCGGAACACTATGCGTTACCCAACCTGGAAATACAATCATTAATCCTGAATTTGGATATATTGCATTCTGACTAGTTGGAAACACTAGTGGTGAATCATCTGGTTCAGCGTCTACGTAGTAAACGAAACTCCAAATGGCCGGGTGATGTGCGTGTGGTCGACAGCTATCACCTTTCTTATAACAAGCACCCCAACAGTCAGTTGCATAGAACTCTCCATTAGGAATACTTACTAATCCACCCTTGATAACATCAATAGCAAAGTCAATAATTTTTTTAAAATCAGCATCTTGAAACATTGTCCATTTAGTCATGTCTGCCTGGACATTAGTTTTTCTATATTGCTGATCTCCTTGTGCTTTGATCTTTTCCGTAAGAATTGGTTTGATGCTTTCAGCCTCTGAATAAATCATTGTGAAAACATCTGCCGGTTCATTAAATTGTAAATTCTGTACGTTGGGTGTCAACATACATCTATTTAATCTTATTTTATTTTGGTAGTATTTAAGGTGGCTTTGTATGCCTCTTCAAAACCTTCTAAGTATATATATGATTCTTCGTTATACCAAACTCGTTTGAAATAACTATCGTAACAACTTAAGATACATTCTTCCGTTGTATTAAAATGACCTTTTACTATCCAAAAAACTCGGTAAGCATCTTTACGTGTTACTGGATCCAATCTCTTCCTCGTCCTTTGATTTATATTGCCACTCGTCAGTATGTCCGACGGACCACTTTGGATTATTTTCTACTGTGTAATTTTGTGTACATACTTTGAAGTCTGGTATTTTACGATCGCCAACAACAAGACTTTGGTCTGTGAATATTGTTCTATTGTTTGGTTGTGCGGCAAACTGACCATTGTTCATTTTAATAAAATTAAATGATTTGTGTTCTGGATCGTGTTCTGAAAAATTAACATTAAGAGTTGAATGTTGTGAATGACACGTATCAAGTGTAAACATATATTCGCCCTTGTGCATATTCTTATCCTTACCAAAGAACTCACAATCTGCTAACATAGGTTTTTTGATTACTGTAATATCATAATCAAAGCAATCCCATATCTGTAATGTATCTAGTGGTAATTGGTCTTCTGGATTAATGTCTGTTTTCCAGACAAATGCTGATAAAGGAAGTTTATCATATAAAGCACCATACTCTGTTAGTAGTGTTTCCACATACAACGCCTTGCCCATTATACTTCTGATTGAAATCCATATACCAGGAGTAAACTCTCCGTGACCCTTTTGCAGATCATATAAGTATTCCTTTTTAACGAATACTTCGACGGGTGGTATGTTATGGACCAAGAAAGCCATAGAACTCCTCGTTGTGTTAATTTAAAGTATTTATCGGAAGTTTATTTTTTAGCTACGAAAGCCTGGCCTTTTTGAATGGCCTTTTGGAATTTTCTCCAGCCAGTATTTGCGTCTAGCTTGTTCTTTCCATCTGTCCACTCAGTACCTGTATATGTCCAAGTAGACTTTCCATCTTGGTATGCACTACCGCTTGGAAGATCACCTACGTCTCTGACAGGATCTCCTTTTGCAACAACCTTAGGCTCTACACTTGGAGCCGATGCTTTTGTATTTGTTTTAGGTGCTTTTGCAGTTTTACTACCCTTGCCGTCGTCTGGTCCAAGTCCTAGTCCTTTACGTAATGCTGATCCAAAGCCTGGTTTGATAGGCTCTTTGTTACCATGAGCACCACCATACTTTTTACTTGCCTTCTTGGCAAAGTTAGATATTGCACCATCGTCACCAGTAAAGTATTCTGCACCTGCCTTAGCTTTTTTAAAGGCAGTTCCTAATGGATTTTCGTTGAATTTGAATGTTTCGTTTGTGAGGTGTTTTATTTTCATTACATCTTTACGCAGTTATCAACAGTCTTACCGCCCTTTTTCTTTGTGCCCATACGTTTGTAACCCTTCCAGCATACCTTGCCATCAACACCTTTTTGTTTTTCTTCATCAAGTGTTGTGTAACTTGGGTTGCCGCAATCTGGACATTTTGAAATAGCTTCTGCTAATTTACCTGCTAAAGACTCTTTGTAACTTACTTCTTTTGTTACTGTTTCTTTTACACTTTCGTTGCAATCACAATGACTACAACTTGCCTTGCACGTACAGTCTGCTTCTTTTACATCTGCACCACAGCATTTATCTGAACAATAACCTTCTTTTTCTGTAAGGCTTTCACTAACTTCTTCGAACTTTTGTTCGTAATCCATGTTATGATATACTGCACCAATGTAGTCTGATGCTTTAGTAATCTTAGATTGTACCCAACCTTCTAAGCCTTCTTGTTCTGAAACGTTCTTAAGCATTTCATGTAACTTAATAGAGTACTTTGCAATCTTGTACAGTTGTGCTCTCGCCATTTGTACTTCATGATCTTGCTCTACTTTAGAAGCCTCGTCGGCTAAATTTTCTTTAATTAAGTCTTTACTGTTCATGTTAAGTTCCTTACTATTATTTAGCCTTTTTAAGGGTTGACCAAATAATCCGTGACTCTTGTTATCTAGTGCGTTATCTCCTGGTTTCTGTGTCTTAGGCTTCTTCTTACTGTTTGCTATGTGTGGATTAGCCACTGTTGCTATGTTACCGGCACTAGTTGAACCTGCTGTAGCAGTTTCCATTGCTTCTGCTGGAGCCGGTTGTGCTTGTTTCATAAGCAATTTAAACTTACCAAACAACTGTGGGTCTTGCATCATGTTCTGTATAGCTGTGGCGTAAGGAGCAATAGCTTTAACTATGTTAGGTGGTAATGTACCGCCCTGTGCTACTTTATCTAATCCTTTAGCTACCATTGAACCACTTGCATTTCCACCAGCAACACCTTTTAGTGCTGTGGCTCTTTGTGCAACTTTTTGTTGTGCTTTTGGATCCGGTTGTGCTGGTTGTTGTCCTTGAGCAGGAGGTGTTCCAGGAGCCTCGTTTACATCGTATGCTTTTCCTTTGTGCTTATCGTTGCGTGGAATATCTTTAGTTTTGTCACCATGGCTTCCTGCGGCCCCACTTTTACGTAGGTCTTGCATAGCCTTTGCATTAGGATCTCTTGGCTTGTTAGCTTTAGGTTTTTTAACTTCTCTTAAACGCATAGTAATATTTATCTTTTCATTAGTTGCATGATCTCTTTTAAACTTCCATTGATCATGTGTATTCTAGCTTCTTTTTGCCCACGTAAACGTAGTGAATCGTATCTATGATGTCCATTTACAATATAACCATCTCTATCAACTAGTATAGGAGAGTATTTCCTATCGCCTGTACGTTGTAATGCTTTACCTAGTTTAGCCCAGCTACGGTCACGTTGTACGGGCTTTAGCTTGTCTAATGGCACCTTGCCCTTGTGTGATATAAACTGTGGTACATCTTTGCTTTTAACCTGTGGTGGTGCTTCTCCATCTGTAGGCTCAGGATCAAAGTTATGATCTTGATAGCCAGCTACATCACCAACTTTGTAACCTAAACGTTTTAGGTTCTTGATCATGTGTTTAGCTTCTACATCTCCACCAAAGAAGTTTAACATAATATCTTGATCACCCATGTTAGCATCATCTTTATTTGTTGTTGCTATGTTGGCCATGTTACGTCCTAGTTTCATAAAGTCGTAATCTGTAGCATCTGAATCTATTGAAAAGCTGTTCTTTGGTAAAGGAATAAGATCGCCTTCTTTAGCCATCTTTGTTGCTGTTGCATACATAACCGCATCAGCATCTTTACCATAACGTTTCTTAAAGTCCTTTGAATTCTTCTTCATGCCTTTTACGAAACGTTCTTTATCTTTTTCTTCGCCCTTACTCAATTCTCTTTCCTCAACAGGTTTTTCAAAATACTGTTTTAAATTATTTGCAGTTCTTTCGAACTTATGATCTTTGTGTTTAAATCCTACACCACCTGAAGCTTCCCACTTACTAACGTTTTGACCAAAGTCGTCAATTAGTATGTTAGGAGTTCCGTCTGATTGTGTTGCGTATTGACTTTTGTTTGCACTAATAATAACTTCTTTGGGAGGAAACTGTGTTAAATGTTTCTTTACCCATTCACGTTTACTAGGTTCTACTCTTTCATCATCAGACATAGGAGCACTTAATATTGTGTACTCTCCTTTTAGATCTTTAATGATGTTTAATAAGTTTTGTGAGTTTGAAGTAGGTTTTAAATCTATCCAAAAGTCTTTTGTATCTCTAATCTTTTGTAATGCGGCTGGAACATCTTTTATTTCTTTCCAATCGTTTACACCTAATAGTTTTGTCCAGGCATCAAAGAAGTCTACAAGGACACCGTCCATGTCAACGTATATTTCACTAGCACTTGATATCTCTTGTTCACTAGCTTCGTTGGCTTTGTTATTGCCTTTGTTCTTATAACCAAACCTATTGTTAGGTCCTTTTCCTGCCTTGTGTACTAAACCCATTGGCTTAATAGTTTGTGGCATAATTTTCCATTCGTTCCATATCTCTTCCTTTGACTCAGCTAATCCTAAATTGAATAATGTATTTGGATCACTATTTTTATGAGCCTTCTTGTGCATATTATAAGCTGGAATTCCTTTTTTGTCAACCTTTAATCCTAGTTTGGCCGCTTGTTTTTTGATTTCGTCGGGACCTACGTCTGCTGTAGTATTAACACCTGGTACAATTAATCCACCATTTTCATATAGTTGACGTAGCTTCATTACTTCTTCTTTCTACCTCTAAAAGCAGGAGTACCTGTCATGTAAGGCTTACTGAACCAAAGTTTAAACCAATCTTTGTCACCAGGCTTTACACCCATCTTCTTTTCTTTTTTACGTATAGCGGTAGCAGTTATGCTAGGGTTCTCGTCAACCTTGTATTCCGTGTAGCCTTCGAACTGCCCTATCCCTGCTAGTCTCTGTAGTGTTTTTATATCGTCCATCATCTTTATAAAGTGTTTCTTTGTGTTTGTTTTTAAAACCTGTTATACGCATTTTTAAGTTGTCAATCTTTTCATCTAAAGACATATCCTTAAACGTCACTTCTTTCTCCCTGACTTCATGTTAGCACACCAGTGATACATCTTTGCTTTTTCACCTGATGCTTTTTTGGCTTTCGCCCTTAAATCTGTTACCGAACCATTACAACTTGCACCTGACTTCTTTACTCGTCCTGGTCTGGATTTACCTTTTTTTTTACCGTCTGCAAAGTTTTCATTTGTTTTTCTATCAGCAACAAAGTTACCCTTAAAGCCTAAGTTTTTAAATAATGTTACTGTTGTCTTTGCACTTCTTAAAGCCTTTTGCATAAGCTCTTGTTCGTCTTTAGCTCTTTCGTCATAAAAACGCATAAATCTATCTGCTTCTTTAGGTGTAATATAAAGTTTGCCACCTACTGTTATTTCATTGTCATTTGCATTCCAACTTAATGGAAAAGGTTTGGTGTCTGAACGTGATGCAATATTATTAATTACATCTAGTTTAGGCTTTTGTTGTTTTACTACTAGCTCATCTAGGGTTTCTTGTACACCCATACCAGCCTTAACTTTAGTAAACATCATCTGTGCTAGTTTCTCATCTCCAGCAACACCTTGTTTGAAAGTTTCAAAGTCGTTGTCAGCGGCCGCGGCTTTCATTTTACTTGCACTCATACCTTCTGCACCTTCGGCATCTGGATCACGTTCGCCTGCACTTACTATATTGATTGAATTAAAATTATAATCTTTTCCGTTGTAGTCATTTAATAGTTTTTCAAATGATGCAACTCTATCTGATCCTGCTACATAAACGATATCTGTATAACCGTCCTTCTCAAGTTTTTGCATAGCTTGGATAATTGTTTTTACTGCACCGTCACCTATTGTAACGCCTTGAAAACTTTTTTGTGCAAAGAAAACTTTCTCTGCAAATGATAAAGGATCTGTCTTAGGCTTTTGTGTATGTGTTAAGAAAAGAAAAGGTTTACCTTCCTGTTGCTTAATAACATCAACTAACTTTGCGTGTCCTATTGTAGGAGGATTCATTCGCCCAAAGGCAAATACGGCAGTTTTAGGAGCCTCGAATAGTTCCCTTAGAAACATTAGTACTCTCCATCTCTAATCAACTCCATTTCTTCTCCATATAACTTTTCAACTATTGCAGTATAGTCTTCTTTAGTTAAGAGTTCTTCTGGACTTTTAGGAATATCGTATTTAGAGCAGTAATGCTTACAGCCCTTTTCTATCATTGGTGCTAAGGTTTCTCTTTGATCAACAACTTCGCCCTTCTTCAACTTATCCTGTATGTATGCCATCATTGGATAATATTGTTTGCGATAAAACATAGGATCGTTTTTCATGTGTTGACATAAGTCTTCAACAACACTAAACCCTAAGTCTGTTTCGTTTTGATCGTCTGTGAATTCAACAAGTTTTACCATTTGCGGCAACTCCAATATCTTGCTTTTGTTCTTGGTCCTGGATTATCGCAGTTGTGTCTTGCTCTAAAGCTCTTGCGTCTTCCAGGGTTTGATTTTTTAATTCTCATATTAGGATCACCAAAGTTTACTTTTTTAACGTTTTTAGTCTTTGGATCCTTGACGTATACTTTAAACTTCTTAACATCGCCTTGCATAGGCTTGCCAAGTTTTACTTTGCGTCCTTGATATTCTGCTTCGTCTACAAGCTCGTCTTCGTTGAACCACATATCACCGTATGCGATATAGAAGTCATCACCTTCATAAGTTTCCTCAACCCAACGGTTCTGCTCTTCAGCTTCTTTTAAATAATCTGTAAATGTTTTAGACATAGATAACTCCTGTACTAAGAGTATTTATCATAGTTTAAAGCTAGACGGAAATTTCGATATCGAAGTTATTGTGGCCTAGATCGAACAATTTATTAGCTAATCGCTCTGCTATAACAGTGGATTCGTCGTCATTTAGCTGTTTATGTAGCTCTACAGCTAATACAGTTCCACCTTCAGCAGTATCGTATGTTTCGTAGTTAGTTTCGTCTTCTAACAAGCCTTCATCAGCACATTCTAGTACAGTATCTACCAAATACTCATCTACTTCGCTTAACGCCTTGTTATCCCATACAATATTAATAAAGTTCTTCATGATATGTTCCTAGTGGTTTAATAAAATACTCTGTACAGTACCAGATGTATGTGTAACGTATGCTCTCACCCATACAAAGTTACCTGTAAAGTTGTAAAAATATGAACCCTCTGTGCCGGTTGTCTCAGTATCTGGTATGTCAAAAAAGTCAGCATCAGTTGGATTAGTTGCAAGTGTTCCTTGCATCTTTATACTACCGTTAAAACCTGATACGTTGTATTGTACTGTATGAAAGCCATCTGCTCTACCATAGTAACCATCACCTTTAAAGTTTTCACCCTTAATGATAGCTGAAGTAGAGTCTCCTGCGTGTACTTTATTTGACATTATTGTTTCTGAACTGGACATAATATTATTTATCCGAATAGTCCAGGCCTGGGTATTGGTACTCTTTTGGCACTTTTCCGTATCCTACTGCTCTGTCCCAGTCTCTCTGGGTGTAATAGTAAGGCTTTGGTTCAAAAGGTATGTCTTTCTTTTTCTTCTCAGCAACTATTTTAGTTTTCTTTTTCATACTAGTACTTATCAGTATTTGGTTGATAGATTAGCTTATCGATCCTCATAATGTTGTTATGTAAGAACAGTCTTACTATGGTTAAAATACTGTCATTCTTTACATATATGTACTTGCCCTTTAGATTACGTCCCTGTTGTAGGTCACGTATCAATCTATCTCCAGCTTTAATCTTGTCTTTGTTCTTTAAACAGTAGTCTGCGAAGTTAGGATCAGCAGTACCATTTAGATATGCTTTAAATTCAAAGCCAATGTCTTTGTCTACAGCAATAGTATTCTTTTGTAAGTTAGGTATGCTTGGTTCCCATAGCCAAGGAACATCTTTAAGTTTTTTAGCTATTACTTTTAACCAAGTTACGTTGTTAGAATATATACCAAGACGTGATCCTTCACATCTCAGCATAAAATCTTCTTTGTCTTGGAAATGACTTATTAATACTTTTAGATCAAAGAAATCATTTTCAGTAACATCAGTTTCTCTTTGCGAGAATCTATGAAACTTTAATCTTAATGGTTGTCCTTGACCGCTTTTAAGTTCTAGTCCGTCAATGATATCTCTAGCATTCTCTAGACGTTTGTTTCTAAAGATTTGTGTAGCGGAATTATATACTCCTAGCTTGTAGGCGTACTTGTCCCAAAACAGTTTGTTACTAGTTCTTTTGATCAACGACTTCTTGCTCCTTGACTTTATCGATATTTAATACAAAGTTATCGTCTTTAATATCGATATTTAATGTACCACCATCTTTTAAGTCACCAAACAAGAGTTTCTTGGATAAAGGAGTCTTAATGTCCTTGTCAATTACACGTTGTAAAGGTCTTGCACCCATCTTAGCATCAAATCCTTTGTCAACTAACAAGTCAATAGCGTCATCGCTTACTGTTGTCGTAACACCTTTTTCAGTTAGCATATTTTTTAGTTCTACTAGGAACTTACCAACAATTTTAATCATTGTATTCTTTTCAAGTTTATTAAATGTCATTGTTCCGTCAAGTCTATTTCTAAACTCTGGTGCAAAGAACTTTTTCAACTCTGTATCTTCGTAGTCTTTGTTAACATCACCAAACCCAATAGCATTTTGTTCAGCTTCTTGTGAACCTAAGTTGGTAGTTAGGATCAATACAATGTTTCTACAGTCAGCAGTCTTACCATTTGAACCTGTAACAAATCCATTGTCCATGATTTGTAATAATAAAGAACTTACGTCAGGGTGTGATTTCTCAATTTCATCTAACAGTAATACACAGTTAGGATGTTCTTGTAGTTTAGTAATCAATAGTCCTGCGTTTTCTTCAAAACCAACATAACCTGGAGGTGAACCTATTAACTTGGCAACACTATGTTTCTCTTGATACTCTGACATATCAAACCTTACAAGTTTTACGCCAAGTTGTTTAGATAGCTGTCTAGCAGTTTCAGTTTTACCTACACCAGTTGGACCCATGAACACAAAAGAACCAATTGGTTTGTTTTCTGCTTTAAGTCCTGCCTGTGCAACAAGTATCTTATCAACTATTTGATCTCTTGCTAAATCTTGACCGTATATCTCGCCTTTTAGATTCTTATCTAAGTTAGCAAGGTTGCTTGTTTCTTTTTCTTTTACTGTTTCTTCAGGTAAGTTAGTTGCTTTAGCAAGTTCAAACTGTATTTCATCTTCACCAATAGTCTTTTCAGCTTTTGGATCTTTTAGATTAAACCTACTACAAGCACAATCAATCAAATCAATTGCTTTATCAGGAAGTTTTTTATCTGATTGGTACTTGACACTTAACTTAATTGCACTTTCAATAGCTTCATCTGTAATAGTTGTCTTATGAAACTCCTCATAATACTTTTTAATGCCTTGTAATATATCTTTTGTCATTTCTTTACTGGGCTCATCAACAGTTACTCTAGCAAACCTACGCATTAATGCACGGTCCTTCTCAAAGTACTTACGATATTCTTCCCATGTTGTACTTGCTACTACTTTGATATTACCCTTTGTCAGTACGGGCTTCAACATATTAGCTAAATCATTGGAACTTTGTCCGCCACCTGCACCTGCACCATTCATCATATGTGCTTCATCTATGAATACAATAGTTTTACCACGTTTCTTTAGTGCTGACATAACAAGTTTAAAACGTTCTTCAAAGTCTCCTCTGTATTTAGAACCTGCTAACATACTTCCTATGTCTAAGTTGTAAACACTATATTCTTTTAGGAACTCTGGAACTGTGTTGTTGACGATGTTCCAGGCAAGGCCTTCAGCAATAGCTGTTTTACCTACGCCTGGATCACCCACTAGCAATACGTTATTCTTTGCACGTCTACCTAAAGCAAGTGCAATAGAATCTAATTCGTCTATACGTCCTATAACAGGATCAATTTTACCTTTGTCTACTTCTAAGTTAAGATTAGTTGTAAATGAACGTAAAGCTCTAGTAGCCATACCTTGCATTTCTTCATCTTCGTAGCTATCAACTACTTCGTTACTTAGATAGTCTGCAAACTTATCTTTATCAATGTTACATTTTGCAATATGATAGTATGACCAACTTTTCTTTTCATTCATGATGCTTAAAAATACATCTGAACAATCAATATGGTTACGTCCACTAAACAATACTTGCGTAAATGCTCTGTTTAATACTCTTTCAACTGCATGAGTCTTCTTAGGCTTGTACTTTTTAGCCTGTGCTTTGTCTAGTTGAATAGTTTCTGTTTGCGTTTTTAAATAATTCTCTACATTCTTTTTAAGGAACTCTGGATCCGCACCATAGCCTTCTATAATCTTAGCAAAACTATCCTCGCATAACATCGCAAAGAGCAAATGCTCAATGGTTACATACTCATGATGCAACTTCTTAGAGACGTCTACTGCTTTATCAAAAACTAACTGTAACTGTTCGCTCGGTTCAACCATATAATTTAGTATCCTTAACTTGTCTTGATATTCGTTTCATTAATTTGTTCTGCTTCTTCTTTGCCATGTCTAATCTCAATCTACTTACTCTATCAATGTAGTTGATTCCATATAGATGATCATACTCATGACCAAAGATTCTCGCATTCCAACCTGTTAACTCTATTGTACACTCTTTTCCGCTAGAGTCAAGACACTCTGTTACCAATCCTACTGGTCTTTTAACCTTAACGTATAGTAATGGAAAACTTAAACAGCCTTCTTCGCCTTCAATCATCTCTTGTGCTACCTGTGTAATTTTAGGATTGATGATTGCAAAAGGTTTATCATCTTCGTAACCTTCTAGGCCTTTTGGCTTCATAATAAAAATTTGTGCATTGAGCTCGACTTGGTTAGCCGCAAGTCCTACACCTTGGTTCTTGTCCATAATCTCAATCATTTGTTCCTCAATCTCTTTTGCATTGAGCTTGTTAAAATCAAATGGATCTACTTTACGTTCTAACCAACTATTTGGGTGATATATCAATTTCATCTTTTATCTTCGCTAATCTTTCTCTAATTTCTTCGTTCGTTATGTTTGGCGTTATGCCTGTTACTTTAACATACAAGTTACCTGTTTGACCACTTCTTTGATCTGGTAAGCCTTGTCCACTAATACTAAACGTTGTACCTGAATTGGAGCCTGGAGGAACACTAACACTTAACTTTCTACCATGTAAAGTATCAACTCTAATGTTTGTGCCTAATAGTAGATCGAATACACTCACGTTTCTCTCTATATATAAATTTATGCCATCTACTTGGTAGTCGGGGTGTCTTCTGACTCGCACTTTTACAAACAGATCACCTCTAGGCATATTGGGAACATGATCTCCTCCCATACCAGGATACTTCATTGTATCACCTGGGCGTACACCTTTGGGTATTTTGATTGTTACTGTTTCTTCTCTACCAGTAGGTAGCCTATATGTTGCTATAAGCTCTTTACCTTTTACTATATCTTCAATGTTTATGTCAGCACCAATTGTAATACTTTGGTTCTGTGGTCTTCTTTGTGGTTGTGCAAACCCTTCACCAAAGAATCTACTAAACACTTCATTCATATCTCCACCATTAAAGTGGAATGAAGTACCACCGCCAGGATTGAATCCTTGCTGTTGTGGATCAGTAGTTCCAAACTGATCATACATCTGTCTTTTTTGTGGATCTTTAAGGGCTGAGTAGGCTTCGTTTATTTTTTTGAATTGTGAATCATCTCCACCCGTACGGTCAGGGTGATGTTTCATACTTGCTTTTTTGTATGCCGATTTTAATTCAGATTCTGAAGCTGATTTGTCAACACCTAACACATTGTAATAGTCCATACTATTACTTATCGGCTAGTATGCTATTTTTTGCTAGTTCCGGTATAAAGTCCAAACCAGGCCGCACCAGCACCAACTACGATACTAACCAATCCTGATTGTTCCATAGTAGGATTCGGTAATGCCATGTACCAAATTACAACTTTGTATAATAAAAATATGTAAGTTGTAATAAAAATACGTGGAAATATTCTCCAACTGTCTACTGCTCTTGCAAGGTCAATAAGTGATTGATATTTGTTCTTTGAACTGTCAACAACATTAGTATCAACCTCTAACTCTATATTAACTTTTTTAGTCTCCGCCACTGGCTTCGCCCCCTCTGACTTTATAGGTTTGTTATTAAGTTTTTCTTTTTCCATTTTTTATATCTTTTATCGCGTTTGTATTTTTTGCTATTGCGTCTGATTGTCCCTTATCTATCATTGCCTGTATTCTACGTCCCTTTTCTGCTTCACTATCTAAATGTAAATTTTTGTTTATAATTTTTTCAATTTTATGAAACTTTAATCTATCGTTGGGTATAAATCTCCAAACATATCCTTTGTCTCTGTATACACCAAATACACTTTCACGTAATCCTATCTTAACAATAATAGCATCGTCATCATCTAATATGATATGATCGCCTTCGTTAAAAGCAGGATTAAATTTTAACTTCAGTCCACTCATTAAGTTAACTGCAAAGTCCTTAAACCAGAAAGCCGCCGATATAGATATTAGTATAGCAATCCAAGGTGCTAAAATATCTGTAAGTTCCATTCCTAATTGATCAAACATTTTACTTCTTCTTTTCTATCTTCTTTAAACGTGCTTCTAGCTCGTCAATCTTTTTAGTTACGTATGGATATTTCTTTCTCCAAGCATCATCTGGTTGCTGTAGCCAAGTCCACCCCCAACGTTCTACAAGGTAATCTGCTATGCGGTCAAAGTGGCCATACATCCAAAGTCCAAGTCTTGTTGATTTAAAATAGGTTGAAAAAGCAAGACCAAACAAAGACCCTACTAGAGCTGTGTAGATCCACAGTCTATCTGAAGCCATTCTTTCGATTATTTCCCACATATATACTCCTCGTATTATATGTGTATTTATTCGAAATTACTTGTTCTTGGAGGGTTTATTCTTAGTACCTTCGTAGTACTCTTTGTAAGACTTGATTATTTCGTCTTGTTGTAGCATATAAGCACGTATTTGTGCAAAGTTTTTAGCTAGTGCTTCATAACCGTCGTCAGTTAGGCCAAACAATACAGGATCTACGCCACCTGCTTTAAGTTTTTCAAACACTTCTTCAGCATTTTCAGACGTAATAATAGTCCACTTAATTTCTTCTAGTTTAGGTGTAAGTGGAGCAGGAAGGTTTAGAGGTTCTCTTTCAACTTCTTTACTAAAGATCTCTAACTGTTTTACTGCTGTACCGCAACTAGTAAGGAACGTAGTTAGGGTTAGCAATACTAGGACACTCAGAATTGATTTCAGATTTCTTAGTTGCATTCTTCTCTTTCTCCGTTAATGGACTTCCCATTGCAATTTCACTACATCTCATTGCATTGGCACTTCCTTTATTAATTATACGTTCTACTGACTCTGGTCTCTTAATTCCGAGATCACCAATATCACGTACTTCGCCTTTTCCGTTTATCTTGTTAAACTTTTTATCTAGTGCCGCAAACTCTTTCTTTAATTCATCATTTTGTTTTTCTAGATTTGCTTTGATTATGTTTTGCATTTCAAAGTCTGCTTTCATCTGTGTGATAACAGCTTTTTGACTTTCAACACTTTGTTCTAATTTAAGATTATTTGCTTCTGATGTAGCCAAGTCTGCTTTTAGATTCTTTACATACATAAAGCCACCACCAGCACCTGCTAACACTACTATTAATAATCCAATTTTTAAAGAACTAAACATTCTTGTTCTCCACTAGTTTAATAAAATCACCAACAGTTTTAACGTTGGCTTCTTGTTCTGATGTAATTGTTCCACCTGTTGCATTTTGTATAGCAATGGTCATTTCAACAATATCAAAATCGTCAGCACCTAGGTCATCTATTAATGATGCTTCAGGTACAACCTTGGATACATCAATGTCTAAATGTTCTGCTATTGCTTTAACTACTTTTTCCATCTTCTTCCTCGTATCTCGGAGAATCACAAACCACTATTTCTATTGGTTTGTTATCCCCATCTTTAAACTCTTCGATTAATCTGCCTTCGTGTGCTCTACCACAATTTTGACAGTATTTAATCATACCATTGTTTTTGCTAAATCTGTTGTTTCGTCAACACGTCTTGTCCAACCTCTGCCAAATGTTTCAAAGGTACTTAAACTTTCGTAGTAACTTTGTCTAGCTTGTTGGAAATTTTCGATAGTTGACTCAATGCCGTGTGCATCAACATACTCAGCAACTTTCTTTAATGTATTAGGACCAATTCCACCGTCAGCTACTGTACCAATCATAGTTTGTAGGTATTTTGCTGAACGTCCTGGACCTGCGTTAACACCAAAGTCGAATACACATAAGTCTAATCCACCTGGTAGGTCATCGCCCTTCATTTTGTCCCAATAATTCTTTTTGTAAATAGGAGCAACATCTTCGACTAACAAGTCTTTCATGTCTTTTGTTCCGCCCCATTCATCGTAAACTCTTTTTGTAACGCCTAGATTAGTTTCTCCACCTGGATCTTTAGGGTGATTCACGTAGCCACCTTCGTGGTGCAGAATAGTTTCTAAGCACTTATCGTAATTTGATTGCATTTTTAATTCCTTTTAGTTACGACTGTATAGCCTTCATTGGAAATAAGTATCTTATCTCCATACTTTTCAATATCGTAGTCGCCTAAGTATTTAGTAAGGTAAATTGTCTCCGCCCAGGAATTGGCATTGTAGGACTCTGTTACAGACTTGTTAATTTCATCTGTTTTACCAAAATCAACAACATCTAACTTCAAGTCACCACTATATTTTCTTTTGAACGTAATGCTGTCCTGCAACATTTCAATACTATCCATATAGCTTTTGTTAAAAAAGTTCTTGTAGTTTTCCATGTTGTTTTCGTTGACCTTGATATCATATGCATCATTGTCTAGCGGTACTGTATTTGAAACCGATTCAACACTTACATCATTGCTTTTGAAACTTTTGTAATATCTAAAACGCATCTTGTCTAGCTCGGCTAGTTTTTGAACACCGTCTATAATTTCTACAACTTGCTCTGGACATTCAGCACATCTTTCCATTTCAACAAATACTTTATATGTACCATCTGGTTGTTCACCTGATGTTACGTCAGCATCTAATACGAAAGGATAACCTTTTTCTATGAAGTTCATCAAGTCACTGCCTGACTCTTTTGTTCTAGTTGAAAAACTCATTACAACTATGTTCTTATCGTCACCCATTTTTGATTTAAATGAGTCAACTTCAAATACATCGTAAACTAGTTCTTTAAGATCACCTGTTTGTAGTCCCATTATACTGCTCCACCTTCTGCACTAACTTCTGCATCTTGTGGCACATCATCTACTGCTGGTTGTGTTGTTCCTGTTGCTGGTTCACTTACGAAATCTGTTTGTTCTTTGTAACCACTGTATATATTAAGTATCAAATCCTTAGGCATTGTAATTTCTACTACCCAACAAGGATGTCTGTCTAGCTTACCTTTTTTAGTACCTGCACGTATATCGTCTGGTTTACGTATTTTGCGTGGTTTAATTACTGAAGTCTTTTTATATGATACTTTACAGTCGTAATCTAACAATCTTTTGCCACCCATTGGGTCTGGCATTTTATCCATAGGCCACATAAATTCACATGATACCCAATGACGCTCTATATTAGGGCCTGATACTAATTCACCATCTTCCCAGTTCTCGTACACATATAGATCTAATTCATCTAAAACACGTTCGAAGTCTTTTAATATACTAAAAGCGGTATCGCTTTCATATATACCTTCTACGTTTTTAACTATGTCCATTACATCATGCATCTGTTTTCACCTATACCTTATACACTTATTTATCCGGTTTACATTTATAAGTGAGCAGTTATGTCTGCTCCGCAACCTGATAAGTATTATTATAGATGCACTAAAGAGTTGTGTGTTTACAACTTTAAGGTGCCTTTATAGTAGATTAACTCATAAAGGAGATACTTAATGGGTGCAAAACGTGCCAAACGGCGTTACGAACAGCAACGTTCGAATGTTATTAACTTCAATACACATCAATCAAAACAAGTAAACATACTACCCAGAAATAGAAATCAAGAAACATATATGCTAAAACTGTTGGACCCCAAGAAAGACATAGTCTTCGGGATTGGTCCTGCGGGAACCGGTAAGACCCTACTTGCGGTCCAGGTGGCTATTAAGAATTTTAAAGACGGGTTGGTTGATAAAATAATCATTACTAGACCAGCTGTATCAGTTGATGAAGACCTTGGGTTTTTACCAGGAACCATGGAAGACAAAATGGCTCCTTGGACAAGACCTATCTTTGATGTATTCAAAGAATACTACTCTACAAAAGAAGTAGAAGGAATGATTCAAGACGGTATAGTTGAGATTGCTCCATTGTCATATATGCGAGGAAGAACATTTAAGAAAGCATTTATCGTAGCAGATGAAATGCAAAATGCGACTCCAAGTCAAATGAAGATGCTGTTAACTAGAATAGGTGAGAAATCATATATGGTAGTTACAGGAGATTTGATGCAGGCAGATAGAGCGTCTGACAACGGTCTTTTAGAATTTGTTAAAAAACTGGAAGGACATAGGGCGACTTCATGTATCGATATTGTAAGATTTCAACACAGTGATATTGAAAGACACAAAGCGGTTAGTGAAGTTTTAGATATTTACGGGGACTAGGACTCATCGCCAGGAAGGTCTGTGTCGTGTGAATCCACAACATAGGTTTTCTTGGCGTGTTGCCACTTAGACCAACCGTTGAATGTAATCTTATTTGTTTGAATTATAGCATTATGCCTGTCAACGGCAGTCTTGCTTAATGCACTTGTACGTGCAGTTACTTTTTCACGTTTAATAGGTACCACTTGTACCAGTGGTTCACCTAGTTTAATTTTTGTAATCTTCTTTTCAAGTAACATGATATTAATAGGACTTATCAAAGCACCTAAGTCATGATCAATTACACCTGGAATAGCTTCGTAGTTTCGACCTTCAAAGAAAAACATAGGAAGGTACATTAAACTCCAATCCTTAGGTTGCCATATCTTCCAAGGACAGTCTAGTTTTACTGCTGACTTAACACCAAACTTTTGCATAACAGAACTTACTTCATTGTGTACTTGATCTGCTGGATGAAATGCACTATTGTATTCAGGGTCTGAATATCTAGTTTCAACCATCTGTCCATCTTGGCTTGGAATAATTTCCATATCACACCAAGCAGGAATGATAAAGCCTGTTTTCATATAGTCGCCTATACCCGGACAAGCCTTTATAGTTTGATCGCTGTCTATTTTGTGTTTTTGCTTGTCAGTAAAAGTAGGCATTTGTTTCCAAGGGCCTGGCATAAATTCAGAAGCAGGTTTAATGGGTGCATACTTGCGTACAGCCCAATTCTCTGTTTCAAAATTTACTACTGCTTTTTCTTTTTTACTAAACATCTATATTATTCATTAATGGAAATATTTCTGCAATAACTTTGGCACAGGCATGAGCGATTTCCATGTGTTCTTTTTGTGTACCATTGGCACCACGTAGCTCAATGTAGTGTACCCAACTTCTTAAAGTACCATTCATATATAATTTAGTCTTAGTCAAGCCTTCTGGTAGTACGACTCTGGCTTGTTCTTTAGCAATACCATTTGCTATTGCCCAATCATATGCTTCTTTGGACATTTTGATTACTTCTTTTTGCATATGACCCCAATTCATTTCTAATTGTTGATCATGTACTTCAATTGAGTTTTGTCTATTCTTTGTATCCTGTAGTCTTGGTTCTCTATATGTAAATGCTTCTTCCATGTCTTGTGGATTTGCATAACGTTGACTAAATTCTTGAAAGCTAAAACTTCTATGACGCACTATTTGATGTGCAATATCTCTTGTTGTTTCAATTTCTAAACAAGCACTAACCATTTCTAATGGTGACCAATGCTTATGTTTTACTAGATACTTGATTAGCTTTTCACTAGTTTCCATATTCATTTGATTGCTAGGATTACTTACCCTGGCACAATAGGCAATTAGTTCTTGCAAGTCGCTTAGATCAGTATTGTCAGGCGCCTTGCTATAAGAGATTAATTTTACTTGCATTTTTTTATCCTGTTCTGTATATAATGTGTACACCGAACGGTGTTACTATAGGGTGTGGTCCCATCTCGCCTTTGGGAATACTTTGACAAGCAGTTGAAAATTCTACAACCATTTCTTCTGGTTCGAACCAACCTAGATCTCCACCTGATCTTTTACCACTTGGACAAGCACTATTTTCTTTTGCACCAATTTCAAAAGAATACTTGCCATCTTGAATTTCTTTCTGTACACGGTTCGCTTCATTCATAGCAAACGCAATACCTCTGCTATGCGTACTATTCGTTGCACCGGCATAAGAAAAAAGTATATGTGAAGCTCTCATTTTCATAGTTTAATCTCCTTTACCTGGTTTATCCGACATCTCAATATTAACAGCCGGAATCCTATCAGCCAACACATCTTCATCTCGCTTCTGTGTTATTTGTGGCCATTCTACACTATATTTACTATTCCAGTTAAACCAAGTACCATCGTCCTGAGACTCTTCTATAATAGCATCTACTGGACATTCTGGAACACATACTCCGCAGTCAATACATTCATCTGGATTAATTACAAGCATATTTTCGCCTTCGTAAAAACAATCCACCGGACAAACTTCTACGCAATCCATGTGCTTACAGTTTACACAATCTTTATTTACTAGGTACGTCATTTATACTATCCAGTTATATATACCCCTGATTGCAAGTAACAGATAAAACAACTCCATTAAAGCACGAGGTACGTCTCTATCTTTTATACCCATATATATCCAAATTGCACAACTGAAACAGGCAATTAACCAACCTACCCATTGTACACTAGGATCTCCGCCGCTTAATATAAAGGCGCCGACCATTGCTAGTACAAAGCCTAACCATCTCCAACCATCAATCTTGTGATAGTATCGGATCTTCATTATAGCCTTGCTAGTTTAATTAATGTTGCCGCTAAATTGATCTCTGGATCTACGACTAGTGTATGATCTACTAGTCCTTGTTTAATTATAATAACTGCCTTGTCCTGCTTTTCTTCATCACCGAACAATTCAATGTTGTCATACAGCCATCTGTAAACTTCTTCCATCTCTTCTGCTCTAGCACTTGCACAAACAAGTTTACGAGCTTCACTGATCTTGCCTGCCTTAAACAGTTCGACCATTTCAAGTTTCCAATCAGCTTCATTCTTATCGCTTTCATTGGGTGCAAGTAGTTTACCATCTTGCGAATTCATTTGTACTGTATTAATACATTTACGTAAATCAGGATAACTTGCTTTTACATAAGTGTCTAGTGTATCCAAGTCTGGAGTAACACCTTCTGAAATACAAATCTCTGCCACCCTTGCAGTAAACTCATTCATGTCTACTTTAGCAATATGAAAACCTTGACAACGACTGTGCAAAGCAGGAATAATACGGTTGGGGTAATTACAAGTAAGAATAAACCTTGAAGTGGTGTGATATTCTTCCATAACTCCACGTAACGCCGCCTGAGCATTCGGGGAAAGGTAATCAGCTTCATCAAGTAGTACAACTTTAAATGCTCCAAATGGTATCATCTGTACAAAGTTAACGATCTTATCTCTAACATCATCTACACTATTTGTACGACTTGCGTTAATCTCAAGTATGTCTAAATCATTAAGATCTAATTCATTAAACAATAATTTAGCAAGTGTTGTCTTACCAATACCTGCGTTACCACTAAACAATAAGTGTGGAATCGTTTGTTCCTTGATCCATTGTTTAACCTGTGCCTTTTGATGTTCATCTCTAAAAACGTAACCATCTACTGTTTTAGGACGATACTTTTCTACCCACAATTCTTTCATTTACGTAAAAACCTCTTTGCGGCATCTATTGGATTACGTAGACCTTCATACGTAGCATCAATAAAGCCTATATGTTTAGTTAGTTTTGCATCTAAGTTGTCTATTGTCAACTGAAGTTTATCAACCTTTACGTTCAAAAGTTCTATGTCTTTTTTCAATGCTTCATCTTTTGGATTCATCTAATATCCTTTGTCTCAAATTAGTTGTGCTAAATGAGTGTTGTCTTTTATTATAGTATATTTCTATGCCTTTGTCAACACAAATCTGCTTTCCAGTGAAGTCTTTTGTCTTATATTCTTCACCAATAAATCTTTTATCAATTTTATATGTTAAAAGAATGTCTTCTAAATCCTTTTCAGTTTCGTAAGGAATAATTTCATTAATATACTTACAACCAGCCAATTGTACATAACGTTCAAATACACTTTGTATTGGTTTGTTTTTTTCAGCTCTATCAACTGATGGATCCGATTGTAGTCCTACAATCATGTGATCACAGTTATTACTTGCTTCTTTAAGCATAGCAACGTGTCCTGTATGAAACAGATCAAATGTGCTAAATGTAATGCCTACTGTCAATGTTTTCTCCTACCATCAAAAACGCAAACAAAATAACAACCTAATGGTCCTGCGTGTACACGATGGAATACTCCATCTTCGATTAGTACCACATCATTTTCTTTGACGCTTAATGTTTTATCGTCTAATTCCATTTTACCACTGCCTGATACGAAGTAATATACTTCTTCTTGTCCTTCGTGCTTATGTCCACTAGTAGATTTATATGGTTGTAAATCCGTGCTACTTAGGACTAGATTTTTTAATGTTGTATTATCCTTTACAACATATCTTTCATCTTTTTTGGCAACCTTGCCACCTACATTCTGAATCTTAAATTTCACTTTTTTGTAGCGCCACGTTCTTGTCCAATACCCATCAATATCAATACAACGTATAAGATTGGCCAAGCCCATCCTGATAGATGTCCTAGTATGTGCAAAGTCATTAACACAATACCAGTTGCTCCAGTTGTTCCAATACCTTGTAATTCCGTTGTTGGAAGTTTCATATATTCTCCTAGTTGTGTACTATTATACACACAAAATTAAAAAATGTCAAGCATATAATCCGGAAAAAAGATATGAAACGGAGAATCTTGGTGATAGCTCTTTTGGTTCCAATTCTTTGTGTAGTGTCCTAGCAGGAAAGGTTACTACTCTACCCGGTTTAAATTCAACAGTTTCAAAAATAGTTTTACCATCTCTGTGATAAAATTCCATTCCACTATCGCCTTGTATCATATAATAAAATACCCAATTCGATTTTTGTGAATAAACCATCTTACCTGTTCCGTCAACATCATATGGTTCGTCCATTGCTACTATATCAGGGTGATGTTCTTGAGTGGACATATTGGTTTGTACATTTAACAAGTTTAAGTTACCTGCTTTTCCAAACAATGGAATCTTTGATTTTACGTCATCACGCCTGTAATTGAATGCACACCATATAGCTTTTAATTCCCAAGGTAAATCATTTAGATTAGGCCAAGTAGACATAAAGCCTTTTTGTCCGAACGTTATCGGTTGGTGCGGAAGTACTGCTTCGCTTTGTTCACGTAGCCAATCAGGAACTATGTCATCAAACACTATTATATTATTACTGGACAATTTTCTCTTGCTCCTTTTTAAATATAGGCATAATAACTCCTCTGTCTCTAGCAAATTTAGATGCCACTCCACTAAAGATAAATCCTACTGTTACTCTTGGACTTGTTTCCTTAGGCGGTTGTCCTTGATGTATCATTGCACTAGGGAATACTATGCATCTAGCATCACCATAGTCAACTGTATGTTTTAGTTCACTGTCGCTATTATAAAAGTCCATACCACTATCGCCTATAACTGAATAAACCATAGTATATGCTGGAGTGTCGCCTTGTGTGTCAACATGAAGACCACCTATATGGTCCTTAGTTGTCAAGTTAACTTGGATCTGGTTAAGCTGTATGTCACCAACGTCGGGATCGATCTGGTGTTTGTGTTGTTCAAACGATGACCAAATAGCACGTAGCACCCAAGGTGCATTTTCTATTTCTTCATGTTTCCATACATCACTAAAGAACTGATGTCCTTGATAAGGACCTAATCCTCTGTGTCCCCATTTAAGTGGAAGGTATGGAACTGTGTCTTGTGCTTGTTGATGTAACCAGGACGGTACTACATCATCGAAATATTTAATTTTTTCTTGGTCGAACTGCATGACAGTATTTAATCTGTCAATGTATTATAAGTCACCTTCTTGGCGGTTCTCACTATAATGGACATCAAATTCACCACCTGGATATCTTGCTTTTAGCTTATTAACGTTTTCTTCTATTACTTCGTTAGGGTCAAGACCCAAAGCACGGCAAGAACTAATCCAATACCACATAATGTCACCAAGCTCTCGTTTAGCATGAAATACAGTTTCATCATTAAGTGGTTTGCCTTGGAAGATGCATTTTTTAACAATCTCATTAAACTCTCCTGTTTCTGATGATAGTCCTATGCCACCAGTAAGCAATAAGGACATATTAATTTTAGGATTTTTAGTTTCAAGATCCTTTACTGCGTAAAACATCTCTGATAACTGATTACTTTCTTTACTGGTAACTTCTTGTACAAATTCTTTGTACTTATTAAGATCTACTTTAGACAAGGTAATGTCCTTTCTATTCTGTGATAAAACTTTGTGGGTCTATTGTTGGTTGTGATAAGTCTGTGGAATGTCCTATTCCGTCATCGTCTGGTTGTTCTTTGCTCATTAAAAGAACATCCTTAGTATCAACAAGTCTAACCTCAATTTTGCCTAACTCAGGCTCATCAAGCATTACACCTCTGCTCCAACGACCATGATCTACGTAGATCCAATCACCTACTTCATATTCATCTTTGTTGTCAGGACCTTTAGCATATACTCTACACCAACGTGAGCGAATGCCTCGTTCTTGTCCATCATCAGATGTAATAATGATTCCGCCTTTAGTAGTTCTTTCACCAAAGTTCATGTCATAAGCTAGTACACGATCTTTGATAGGACGTAACGTGCCCTTCATAGTAGGCTTGAGCTTTGGCCCAGAACCTAGTGCTGAAGTATCCATCATAATCTATTCACCTTTTTTTACAAAATTACCATCGGCATCTTCAACCCATTCAGCACCTGTCTCTTTTGCTTCTTGGTCAATTTCTGCCATCTCATCTTCTACTGCTGACTTCTTTGGTGAAGCCTTTTTAGCCGGTGCAATCTTTTCTTCAGCAACTTTAGTTTGTGCAACTTGAGTTTCTTCGTCAGTTTGTGCAACGCCTTGTCCTGGAACTTCGTCCGGAACTGCTTGAGGATGATCTCTATAGTATTCTGCTAAAACATCTTCGCGTTTCTTAATGATTTTACCACCTGGGCCTAATTCATCACCACGTGCATTTACACGGGCATTTCCTACAGCCGGAGTAAGTTCGTTTCTTTGTCTAAGCAAATCCATATCTACAGCTTTTCCCTGCATGGTTTTATATTGCTTTCGACCGCTTTGTTTTACTGCCATAACGTTTCTCCTATTATGTACGTATTTATCTAAGGAACTCACGCCAGTCTAGTCCAAACTGGATTGAGTTGATCTTATGTATTCCAATTAAGAATAAAACATAACTAGCCGTACTACTACCACGTCCTACTCCCCATACAATATTGTTCTTACGCATATGATCTACCAAATATACCATATAACGTAATAAATTGAGCATATCTCTTTTTTCAAATGCTCTAAATTCTTCTTCTACTCTTTGGATTTCTTCTGGAGTTTTGCATTTACCAATTACGTAGTTTGCAACGTCCATTTGTTTAAATTCATCTGGCATAAACCATTCACCTTGACATACTCCATCAAAAGTGTTTTTATCAACATCTAATGGAACGTATTTCTTTAGTGTGTCTAAACCATTTTCTTCTGCGTGTACATTAAACTTTTCTATGTCATCATTTGGATCACACAATACCACATGGCACTTATCAATATGTCCTGTATAGATCATATCAAGTAAGTCCTTGTTAGAGAATCGTGGTATACCTAGTTCGTCAGTTTTCATCAGCATATATATATTTTACTCGATATTAATTAATTTGTCAAGATCTGAATTGGATCCATTTAACCGTTTTTTCTCTGCACGGGTATGACGTTCTAATTTATATGTGTCAAGTAATAAGTTAATTTGGCTTTTTGCTTGTGGGTTGCGTGTTTGGAAAAACTTCTTTGTAAGTAAAACAATCTTTTCGTCTATTTGTTCATCGGAAAGAAGTGATACGTCTTCGCCTAATGGATGATCCATAATTTAATCCTAAGTGTTATTAACTAAAGACGCCAACGTACTCAGCATACACAGTAGTTCCACCATCGTCAGTCCAAAAGTCAACCACAACTGGGTTTACATTTGAAGCAACGTTAAATGGGCTTGGAAATCCTGGACCGTACTTAATTGCACCGCCACCTGATGTTGCCCAAGTTACCACTCTAGTTGTACTGTCGCCAAGTGTGTCTAGTAACACTAATCTAATCTTACCTACTTTGCCTGATGCTGGCCAGTCCGCAAATGTAAGTGTAATGCTATTACCAATAGTAAACGTTTGATAGTTACCATTTGTAAATGATATGTTTTGTGGACCTGTTAGTGTTCCACCTGGATATACTTTTTCTGTGTTAGCTATTAAGTTTGCTCCGCTAACGTCATTTCCTAGAAAGTTGTTTGCGGCATTTAACTTTGCAGTATCAGTTTGTAGTGCTTCGATTTCACTCTTAGCCGCTGTAAAGTTATTTTTAACAGTATTGAAGTTATTTCTGAATCCTTGCGAGTCATTATCCTGACCTGCTATCGGAAATGTTGCATCAACTCCTGTAGTACTAATATTACTTGCCATTTTTGTTCCTCTCTAGTGTATATATTTATCCACGTTAAACATTAAAGCTATAATTCCCGAAAGGAATATACTGCTCGTTGCTGTTTCCTGTAGTATTATCTATGATATATCTGTCAATTTCAAAGTCTAATTGACGGAAATCAAACCCATTATTCTGTATATTAAGCAGTATTTGGGCACTTGTTCCAGGCTTACAATAGCATAGTGGAATAGCAGTTACGTAGCCTAATTCTTCTACTGAATTGGTCTGTGCAGTTGACATCCATAATGGTAAGAAGTTCTGCTCTGTAGTACCCACCTTGCTTAGATTATCTCTCATGTTAGTGATGTTACTAATGTATCTGCTTTGATCATTTGGATCACTAATGTTAACGGCAGTACTTGATACCTTGATCGGTGTACCGTCTGGTCTAAATCTAAATGGATCACTTGAAGTAGTTGCAATCTGTCCAGCAGTTAACGAAACACCAGTCCTAGTAGTTACTTGGATAATACCGTTAGCATCAATAACTATGCTACCACCGTTTCTTGCTAGAATAGATAGATCGTTTCCGAACGCCCTAACAATTACATTTCTACCAATGGAGTTAACAATAGTAAAGACAGCCAATCCTGCACCTTCCTTAGATGCATCATCACTTGTTTCATATTCAACACTATCAACAGTAATCTTCTTATCACTTCTAATAGTATCCTTTGCTCTTACTTTTAATGTACCACTGTTTATATCACTTGGATCTATTACTTCAACATACACTACTTCGTATACAGACGTATTGGTTCCTGTCTTTTTAGCAGTGGCAGTTTTAATTGTACCCATTTTAAATCTTTTTCGTTTATGGTTTAATCTAGTTGCCGCGATATAGTTTCTAATCTCTTTTGTTTCCAATCCAGAATATACAAGCATCTTAACTTCTTTTTGTAACCCAAATTCTGCATCGTTTGGTCTATAAATTGATCCGGGTGTAAACACGTTAGGGTCACCAATGAAGTTGCTGTATGCAGACCTCTGTGTGCTTTTAAGAAGGGGTTTTACGTAGAGGTTACTGTATGTAATGTTGTCTGGATCACTAACAACGATATTGAATTGTCTAGTAGTTGCACTAAATCCAAATCTATCTCTAGCTCTTACTGTGAAACTAAATTTTCTATCAGTAGTAGTTGTACCGCCGTCCATACTAAAATTATTGTTATCAATAGTTGTTAGTCCTAAATCGGTTCCTGATGCAAACTGTCTTACCTTACCAACAATTTCACCATTATGGTTAAGTATCAATCCTGGTGGTAAACTTCCTGCTGTTACATCATATAGTAATGCTGTGTCAGTTACAGTTGTTGTGGCACTAACGGCAAACGTACTAATAAAGTTTGCATTGATGCTACCAAGTGCCTCCGCAGTATTCCAAGTAATTGTACTTTCAACTTCACCTAATACTTTTACTGTAAATGTTTTTTCTTTTTCAGCATATAAACTTTGATCTATAAATCTTTGAGCTGAAATTGTAAATTTGTATTCTTTAGTAACCGCAGGCATATAAGGTACACGACCAGCTATCTCACCTGTTGTAACATCTAGTGCCATGCCTGGTGGTATTGTGCTTGTTGTACCATCTGGGTTATTTGCTCTTAATACGTATCTTAATTCTCCTACAAGTGCGTTAGGATCAAACACATCTAAGAAAATAGTTACGTAGTTGTTTGCTCTTTTGAAACCTAAGTCCGCAGGAGTTAACCACATAGGTACTCTTATGTAAGTATTATCCGCAGTAAATATTCCTGTACCTATTTGCATGATAGTATTATCAGCACGTAGGAAATCATCACCTACTAAGAATATTTGAAACTTTCTTTCTGTTATAGTATCGCCATCACTAACACTAACAGTAAATTCGTATGTTCTGTTTAGTTTTCTAGGACTCTGTGTCTTAATAGCATAATCGTATCCTTGCGTATCGTAGTAATAACTTTCAAAACCGTTTGCACTTCTCATACCAAAGTCAAACGCATATGAATCAAACTGTGCCATGTCGTAAAATCCATTACCACTTCTTTCGTCAAGTGCTAATATAGGATCAACAATACCAACCAACTTACCATCTGTGGTTAATTGTATTCCTGGAGGTAGTGTTCCGTCTCCGTCAGCAATATAATATTCTAAACTTTGCCCTGTTGGTAAGTCTGCGTCTATGGCTGAAAGCTGAAAGTCTACTACACTACTATCTAATATATAAAAACTGTTATTAGGTCCTAATGGTAACTTACCTGCGGCTGTTGTCCAAATAGGAACATCAGGTCCTTGTACTTCTATCTTAAGTGTTCTATCTCTAACACCATCACTGTTTTGTGCCCTTAGGACAAATTCAAATACTGTATCTCTAGCTACTTCAAATGGAGTACCTACAACCTTGTTATCTACCAAACGCATACCTGGTGGAAGTTCTCCACTAATAAGTGTAATCACGTCTGTGTTTAAATTAATATCTGTTACAGAACCTTGCTCTAAGAATATGTTAGGTGCCGACTCCTGTGTGTAACCTAAGAACAGACCAATTATCTGTTTCATATAATCTTCTACACCATGTCCTGCTGGTGTCTTGTAGTGTGTAACTTGTCCTGCGAGGTATGAGTAATAGTATACACCTGTTATACCATAGTATATTCCTCCTACGTCAGGAATAACACCGCCTGTATAACCTTGTGACTTTGCTATTTCAAAAACACTTTGTTGAGCGTCTAAGAAACTATAACCGAAGCTATGTGAACCACCTGTGTAAGGAATAGTTGCATCTGCTGTACCATGTATGTTTAAAAACTTTCTTGGTTGGTACGGAGTCTTTGCAGTATTGTATTCTGCTGTTGTAATACCTGTTTGATCTGATGGAATATAAAATGTGCTGTTTCTTAACATTGGATCAAAGAACTGTGTGCCTATTGTACAAATAACATCTAATGCTGTATCGTCTATTTGCACGTATGCTCTGTTTGCCAATGCCGCACCGTTACTAAAACCTACCATTCTAATTTTAGTATTATCTACGTTACTAAACAATTTAAGTTGTGTAATTAAATCCTGTAAAAATTCTATGTCTGGTGCTTTTGTGTTTTCGTGTGCAACGTTCCATTCGTTGTTGTAACCAGTTGGTGCAACAAGAATATGATCACCTAAGTAGTTTTGCCAACTACCTATCTCGTTAATACCATTACCACCAGATCCGTGCAATAGTATTGCAACAGGAATACGTTTATCGTTAAGTGCAGTAATAGTTGGAATTCTAATTGCTATTGGATAAGTGTAAGTAACAGAATTACCACCCTGTGTCCAAGTCTTCTCTATGTTGATTACAGTTGTGTTTGATATTCTTGATTGTGCAGGAAAGCTGATTTCTGTAGTACCAGGGTCAAACCCTGACCCACTAGCTGAACCTGGAGCAATAGGTAGTGTGATAGAAGTAGTAACTCTTTCGGGTAGAGTTCCTAACTTATATCCTGAGTTTTGTGTCCACTGTGGTACTGCCATATCAAATCCTTAAACTTTACAGTATTTATCGGAATCGATGGCTATTAATATGCTCTTTGTTGTTTAGTGCTAGGACCTACAATGTATGGATATACGGGCTGTAAACTAGAGTCTACAGTTACGTGATAGCAGTATGTACCGTTAACATATTCAGGAGTTTTTTCAAACCTACCATTGAATTCATCTAATAACCCTGTACCTATTTGATACTCGTGATCGTTAATAAATGTTCCTGCTGTTTTGGCACCATACAAGTATCCTCTACCTGTTGGTTCTGTTGAGTAGTATTGATATGAGCTTGTCATTCTAACTACTGCTGACGCTGGGTCATTGTAGTCTGAATAGCCATAAGGTCCGTAAATAGGATAGCCATCAAAACAATATCCTAATATTTTACTGTGTCCATCTGCGTGTCTAAAATAGTCTCCACTAAAGTCAGAGGCAGTATAATATGCCGCGGCCGGACTTGCACCTGTTACAGTACTTGCCTGCCAACCTGGGTTAGCTTCTGATGATCCTGTTGGTAAGTTTAAAAACTGTCCTGACATATAATGATATTGTCCTGTAGTTTCTGGCCACCCACCTGCATCGTCTCCGCCGTAGTTTGTTCTAAACTGAACAGCATTATATTCAAAATTTGTACCTGGTGCATCTGCTGTAGGATCTAATCCTGGAGGAACTTGTCCTACTCCTGCACTTGGACTAAAAAATACAACACCGTTATTCATAATTCCTATTGGAGTAAGTGAAGTAACTAACTGTGGATTACTTGTATTCTCACCACCTCTGTAGGTAAATGAGTAGTTGTATGATTGTGAACCTACAACGTTAGCACTTGGTGAAAAAGCATTCTGTCCAAAAGGCTTTCCAAACTGTGCTGGATTAGGTAAACCATTTGATGTAATCGTTAGTGTTGCCATAATTTATCCTTAACTTAATATCCCCGCATCAAAGTTTCTAACATCTGGGGTTAGTACTTGTCCGAAGTCTATGTCAGTTTCGTATATTAACCAATCTGATAAACCTCTAACATCATTACTTAAACTGCCAAAGTCAAACCCTGCTGTGTTAGGTTCAATGTTTCTAATATCAACGCCGTATACTAACCCTTGTACGTTACCAGTTAGTGCACCGCTGAAGTTACTTGCTGTAAGTGTATTTACGTTAGAAATGTCATTTCCACTAGCATTTAGACTTCCGCCTAGTTCTGGTGTAGTATCTGACTTGACTTCAGCCTGTGAAGCAATCGTTAAAACGTTTCCGCTTACACTTGTATTAGCACCGGCTCCACCAAATATATTAAGTGTGTTACCGTCTGCTAGTTGCATACTACCACTGTCTGAAACAACGTTTAATTGTTGTAAACCACCAGTAGCATTAATTGTAATTCCTGTAGTAGAACTAGTTAGTGTTACGTTTGAACCCTGTACTAGTTTCTTCATCTGTAGTTGAGAACCAACTTTTTGTGCAAAAACACCTTCACCAGTATTACCCAAATTAGTAACAGTTGTGCTTTCTGGAGAACGTAAATCTAGGTCATCAAAGTTTTGATTAACCTTAATAAACGCTTCACGCAGATCATCACCTGTTCCGTCGTTTGCTAGTGTTCCTATGTTTATTGTTTGTAAAGCCATGTTTCTCTTCCTATACTGTATTTATCTATTGATCGTTACCTGAGGTACCTCTAAATCTAATAGGATTTGGACTGCTGTAAGGCCAATGTGCTACCCTATTAGGAGCACCATATAAACGTGGGTAACTGTTACCGTAACTGAAGCTTTCTGCTGTACCACTGTCATATGCTGTTGCTGTACTATTTTGTTTTAAAAAGTTTTTAAATTGTGCCGCTGTGCCACCTGGATTTGTTTGTAACCACAAAGCACCCATTCCACATATCTGTGGAGCCGCCATGCTAGTTCCACCAATCTTAGCCATGTAGTGTGTGCTACTTCCTGGATACAGTTGTTTATTGGGGTATGCACTTACTTGGCTAGTTGCACTTGAAATATCATCACCTGCGGCAATAACATCTATCCTTGGTCCACGTTCACTATCAACTCTAACTTTTTCTAGTCCACCGTATTGTGCAGTATCCATGTTTGCAACAAATAAAGTATCTGTACTATGTGGTGAACTTGGTCTGTTATAATACACCGGTGATCCTGCGGCAACACCTTGTCCGTTGTGGTATTGATTTATTGTGTAATAACTGTTATAAATGTCACTGCCGTACTCACCTGTTCCTGCTACTCCGGACGCAAAAGGGTGATATGAGTTACCAGCCGCCTTGATACAGATAATACCTGCATCAGTTAACAGTTCTTGTTCTGTGTCTGCAAAACTATTTTGTGTAGGATGTTTTGAATTAACCATTCCATAGTTTACAAACGCACTTGAAAAAGTTGCTGGTGTAATGTTCTGATCTACACCTTTGAAATAAATTGATTGTAATTGTGCACCAGCATTGTTGCTGTAATACCAACTGTATCCCCAACTTTGATTAACAATAGTAGGACGTCTAAATCCTGTGTTAGGATCAATTGGTTTTCTTAGATGCCATTCTCTGATAACATCATAGATATCGTTACCATTCATAGCCGCTGTGCCACCAAATAGTCTTACTGAATATAGTCGTGCATTCTTGGCCCAACCGTATGTCTTACCTGCGGCAATACCACAGCAATGACTTCCGTGAGCACCTGCTCTGTTTGTATCTGAATAACCGTTTGTGTAATGGTTTGCAGGCATTGTACCAGTTACACCTGATTCTGCATACCAATCTATCTGTTGGAATCTAGTAACACCATTGTAATCGTCCCATTCAGGATGTCCTGTAGGATCAACACCGTCATCTTGTATAACAATGTCTACACCTGTTCCATCTAGTGTGTAGTTATAATCTCCTGAGAACGTGCTACTTGCCGCTTGATTGGCCTGCCAATCCTTAAACAAGTGTCTATACAATCCCCAGTTCTTATCATCTTGATTATTTGTAGTTGTTCTTTGGAATTGATCATTTTGTACTGCAAACAATTCTCTTGCTTGATCTGTGCTAGAAGGTTCTACATCTTTAATTCTAGGATCGTTTTTAAGTTTAACTGCTTCTTCTGGTTCAAGCATATAACAAGTAATTCTATTGTTGGTTGCTTTTGCGTGTGAAACATCACAGGTTCTATCAGGAATGATATTAGAATCAACACTAGAATCACCTGCCGTGTCTTTTTGTAATAACTGATCTATTTCAGCTACATCAGTTCCCTTGTTTGTTATAACTCTAAATTCTTCTTGTGCCATTAGTTACCACTCGCTTTAAATCCTGATGGACCTGTTGTGTCTAAACCTTTTTTCTTACTAAAGGTTGTGCTTTTGTTTAAGTTTCCAAAGTATGCAATTCTATTTGAAGTTGCATCTGGACTCATTAAGTTTCTGTTATTGTTAAAGAACGTAGCTGGAGTACTCTCATCTGTTGAACCTTGATACAGTTGTCCTTTAAGACTGTTAGTATGCCACCACTGACGTAATTGTGCAGGAGTGTATCCTGGATTAAGTTGTAGTACCAAACAGCTCATTCCTGCTGTATTAGGAGTACTCATTGATGTTCCTGTTAAATTAGATATTGCTGTTGAGCTTGTATTATATGCACTAACGATATTCGTTCCTGCTGAATAAACATCAACCCTTGGTCCTTTATCACTACCTGATTGGCAAGCTTCTGTGTTTGAATATAATGCACTATCTAAGTTACCACAAACAATAGTATGAGGACCAATATTACCTGCACCTCTATTATAGTATATCGGGTTACCAGCAGATATACCACCTGAAGAAACACTTCTTGTAATATAATTGTTGTAGTCTACGTCACCCTCGAAACAAAGTTTTTGTCCTTGGTTACCTGCACTCTTATGATAGTGTACACCCTCGTCTTGCATTTCTTCTACTTCTGCCATCAAGTTATAAATCTGTGCATTGAATCTATTTGAACTATCTCCAATCATTCCATATGATGAACTTTTAACAGAACCAACACTTGATCCTCTAAATTGTATATCTGTCATGCTTGAGAAGTATGATTTATATCCCCAACTTGCACTTACCACTGTTGGTCTTTTAAATCCTGTTATAGGATTAATAGTTTTTGCTTTGTGAAATTCTTT